TCTGAATGTATAACTAAAGATCAAGTTGACCATATCATTATGGAAAATGAGAAATTTAAGCTCTTAATGGAAAATGATGAAGATACTCAACAGGCGTACCAAAACAAATATGGTAATATAGGTACTGCAAATGATGAGATTGATGATTTTTTCTTTATAGACTAATCTTACATTCAAGCCACACGGGACACTCTGCAAGGTAGAGCCGAAAACACAAGGGCATATGTAATGTATGCCCTTTACTTTTAAATCAATTAATAATCAATATATGAGAAGCTATAAAGTGTTATTTGAATTAGTTAAAGAAAATAAACATTTATTTGCAACTGGTTTATGTCCTTTAATAAACAAAATGTATCAAAAGGATATAATAACATGGGAAGAAGCTGATAAACTCATGTTATACATAAGGAAATATACACCAATATTTTGGTGGTTTAAATATGCTCCTTATTGTTGGGAAAAAGGTAATTGGGATATTCGTTTACTTTGGATAGATAAACAAATTAAAAAACATACACATGGCGAATGATAATGAAAGTTCAGGAAATGGTTTATGGATTATTATAATAATAATCATATTGATTACGATGTGTGACAGATTAGATAACCTAGAACGTAAAAACCATTCATATGAGTACAACTACAGCAAATAGAAAACAGAATAATCATGATTTTATAGCATTAGCTATCATAATTATATTATTTACTATGTTAGGTATGTGTTCATGTACACATAGACTACATGATTCTCATGGTGAAAAACTACATAACAATGCATATTATGGTAGTCCTAATTATCATCCATATCATAAGCTACGAGGTTATCATGGTGAAAGTACACATGGTAATATAAGTTATGGTAATTCATACTATCATTCATATAAAAAACATAAATAATATGGCTAAACTAATACGATCATCTATTGAATGTGCTCACAATATACAAAAAATATGTTTTCATGACCCAAGTCATCTTAAACTATGTATATGTGAAGAAGAACAAAACTTCCCTAAAGCATGTCCATTAGAAGATGGCACACCACAACCAGGTGAATTTCAATACAACAAATCTAATAAAGATTATAATACTAATTAATACAAATACTACGATGAATGAACACATAAGAAAAGTATGTAAAATGGGTATTAAAGGCGAAGTATGCCCTTATCTAGGTATGGGTAGTCATGGCTTTGTATGCATGAAGACTTATACTAATCTAATACATAAGCATAAAATGGGTCCTGAAGGATTAAAGGTAGCCCTTGGTGGTAATTGCAAAGGTGCATCTCATGAAGAAATGAATAAAAAATAAGTATATGGATATACAAGTAATAATATTATGTAATCAAACTAAATGTGTATATAATACACATGGTAAAGTAGGGGTAGTAGGTAATAACCCTGAAGTAGTTGTAGATGATAACTATTGTACACATCAAGCTCCATTAATACGCAGATACCCACCAATAGGTAAAACTGTATGTAAGAGTTATTGGACAAGGATAAATAAATGCAATGAATGTACTAATAAGGATTGTGATAATTGCATGAATATACCACCAGAACCAAAGAATAAGAGTTAGATATAAGAAAATGTAGGCGCTGTAAGCTAGCGCTGGTATAAGTAAGCTTACAAGGCGAATTAGCTCAGTAGGTAGAGCAATTGGATGGGGATCACTCTTTGTCCAATGGTCAGCAGTTCGATTCTGTTATTCGCCACAAAAACATTCTCTGATCAAATAATAGATAGTCTATGAATCGGCTGGTTGAGCCCTCAAATTATCGAAAAACACCAAAATCATAGACTTAACCGCAAAGTTACTGGCGGGACCTTATGGGTAATCATATGATATAACCATCTGTGAATTATACAGCAATAAGTAACAGTTGATTGCATACTACAACGCAATAATCCTGATAAGTCAAAGTAAACTACTGATACTAGGTTATGATGGTAAATTAGGTATTACAACAATCAGTATCAATTGTACGTAATGTGCTAAATTATACTACGCTTTAAAATAGATGAGTATAAGCACGGAGAATGTTCTAACCAGCACTAGGTTTAAATGTATCAATACTATGACTATAAGTGCTGGTTTGTTTTTAAATTAATTAATATCAATATATATGAAACGAACTATTAAAGTACTAATCATAGTAGCAATTTCAATATTACCTATTAGTATAGGTGATTGGTCTCCTGTTAATAGTTGGCAATGGTATGCTATTGTAGTACCATCACTTGCATTATTCACAATATTTGAAAATAGGATACTCAAATGAAGAAATTCAAAGGATTGCAATTAACAAAGAAACAGTATGAGGATATAATATACTTATACAGTCCAAAAGATATATATCCTAGGAGATATATGGCTACTGTTAAATATCTATACGAATTATTTATATCATATAATAATCGTAAAACCACATGGGATAGAACACCTCTACTTAGTTTAAAAGAAACTAAGGATTATGTAGATAATTACTTTAATCATAAAAATAATACAATGACAGAAATTAAACTTGAAATTGGTTTGTTATATACATACCGTCTTGGTTTAATACCTGAAACGGTATATAAGTATATAGAAGAAGAACCACATGGAATGGCTTTACTTGAAACTAAAACTGGTAGTAGATGGCATTTTAGTAGAAATGCTTTAGTACCAGCTACAGAAGAGCAAATAAAAGAATTCAATAAAGAATGTCCAGATTGTAAATCTGATACATTACATTAATAACATCTACAGGCAACCTTTTACAGGAGTCAACAAGTGGTGTGCTCACTATAAAGCACGTCGTTCTTACCGTTTATAGGTTTTTTAAACACTCGTAAGTATCCTAGCATTGGTGAAGTTAGCAGGTTGACTCCTGTTTTTTCTAGCCTTGATCCCACTGAGGTGTATTAACAAATACTTGATCCGTATTATACGTACATATCATTGCATGGGAACTCCTTGGGAGTAGGTAAAGCTCCCTTTGTCTTTAACATAATACCCTAGTTTCTATATTTGATACTGAACATTATGATTAAAGAAAACAATTTGGCCCTAGAACGGCCACCCCCGTTATAAGCCTTATAGATATTAAAAAATTTAGTTAAATTCGGTTTATAGCACTGGTATGCTACATCGTATAATTTGTAGCATACCTTTACTTTAATATAAATTAAAACCATATAATATGCCAAGACACTTATGGATATGTGATTTTGAATGTGGATACACAGACGAATCAAGAAATCGTGTTGAATCACACGAAGAAAATTGTGATAAAAATCCTAATAATAATCCAATAATAGAAGAAATTGAGGTTATAGATGAGGATGATGATGAAGAAGATAATGACTATCATGCAATAGGAGAATACGAAACTGATTAATTATGGCAACAGAATCATTTGAATGTAAACATGATTGTGGTTATACTACTTACTCAGTAAGAGATATAAAAACACACGAAGACAATTGTTATCTTAATCCTGCTAATGCCCATGGAGATAATGGGCTTGACGAAGAACCTAAAGGGGATGACATATTAGATGACTATTATGACTCCATTGACGATTAATCATAGATTCATACAACATATTATAAATGTTGATAAAGAATCATATTCAGTTATACTTGATCAATACTGGGATAAGATATTTCACCATATACAGAAGATTGTTAAGGATACAGAACAAGCAAGAGATATCACTAGTGAAGTATTTGCAAAAGTATATTTAAATCTTAATCTATTTAAGCCTAATTTTAAGTTTAATTCATGGATATATAAAGTTGCTACTAATACAGCAATAGATTACTTAAGATCAGAGAAATTAAGAAATGATATACAAATAAAACCTGATGATTATATTCAAGTTGCTGATGACTCTACAGCTGATACAGCTATAAACAAGAAAGAAAAGAATAATGCTCTAGATTTAGCAATCAGTATGCTAAAAGAAGAGTATAGGATAATAATACGATTAAGGTACTATGAGGAATTAAGTTATGAAGAAATAGCTCGAACCCTTCATATTCCAATTGGTACTGTTAAAGCAAACTTATTTAGAGCAAAAAAGATGTTATCAAAAATAGTTATTAATCAAAAAAAGTAATCATGAGTAAAAAATTAGTAAAATTCAGAGTACACACAGCTGTTTTCCTGGATGACAAAGGTAACCCAGTTTCCGAATTACATTTGTTTATTAATGTAAGAAACGATGGTACTAAGGACATTACGATTTATAGAGTAAGCTCTATTAATGCTTCAGGATCATTGAAAATGATAAAGAATGAACAACGCCCTGTACCAGTTACATTAGCACCTGGTAAAGAATGGGAGACTTGGGTTCCTGCAACCATTTTTGAAAGCAAAGATCATTATTTCATGAATTTTGTATTGAAATACAATAGTATTAAAGGAAAAATACTTGAGTTAAGATCTACTCAAAGATACAATGTACCTAAATCAGGTCCAGTACCTACAGGTAAGTAATAACTGATTACATAACAACTTAATAATATGGCCAATCATCGTATTGGCCATATTTACTATAAATGTGGATAAAAAATATAAAGCTATGCCAAAAAAAATCAAATTCAAAGATCGTAAAGATCTAATTGATCAATTGATCATCAAGAAAAAGGATATTCCTGAAGCCAGTAAAGTAATCGATGATTTAGCTAAATCATTGGAACGTTACCAAAGAGGTGACAGAGAAGCTATGCAACACGTAATTAAAGTACGTAAAAAGATCTTTAACACAAATGCTGAACTGTACATCGAATTAGATGAAACAGGTATGCATGATATGACAGTCGCTACACTCGACGTTCTTAACCTCATTGATGAAACTAATGAGGACTAAAATATAATTGTACTGTACAAATACAATATTGTAAATACTTAAAAAAACACTAAAAAAATCAATTATGAGTAATAATCAACCACTCACACATGTAGATCGTTCTGAAGTTTTTAAAGAACTCCTTAAACAGGATATAAACGCTTTAAGAGGATTTATGTACAAAGATGCTAATGATGTCATCGATACTATTAAGTATTGGAAAGTAAGACGTCAGGAGCCTGATGTAGTTAAAAACAAAGATCAAAGGGATACTATTAGCCTTGAAATTATAAGGCTTGAAGCACTTTTGTTAGGTAAGACAGAGTTTACTTTTTCTTACTTTAAAATTGCAGAAGATAATATTATCAGTGCATCTGCCGAAATAATGTCTAAGGACTTATTTAAATCAATAGAACCTGTGTCAGGTGATACAGTTGTTGATTTAATGAAGGATCTTGTTGATAAAGGAGGAAAAGTAATTCCTATGTTACCTGAAAAGATTAAATTAGTTGATCTTCGTGAAAAATGTAAATCTTTACTTTTGGAAGGTAAAGGCGAAGAAGCTATAGCATTTGCAACAAAATATCTTTCTGTAGGTAATTATATTCCTGATAAAAAGATAAAAGGCAAACCTGATCTGTATCACAAAGGAAGAATAGAAAGTTGGGTTGCAGAGATAACAAGAGGCCTTAAGTTTGTTAATAACTTAGAGCCAAAAAACCAGCCAGCTCCAATAGTAGACAAAACCCCTACTACGCCTGTAACAGAATTACAGGATACGAAACCTGGAGCAAAAGAGGTGATTGCGGATACTGTACCTTCTACAAAGGTGGAACCAGAACCTGTAAAGACGAAGACAGAAGATGAACCTATTGTACCAAGAGAAGGTAGTGTAGAAATCAATATGAAAGAAAATCCTGAAGCATTCGAAATTTGGATGGCAGCTTCCGGTAGAACACTTGAAGATTGGTTTGGACCAGAGTTAATGGAAGATGATAAATATAAAGAATTTGACAGCATTCAAATAAGTACAGAAGACGTAGATAATTTGGTTAAGGAATTAATAGAAATCTATGGATTAAAAGCTAGTGAAGTTGTTGATGAAGAAGCAGATGAAAAAGCCGATGAGGATAATGTAAGCTTTGAAAATGATGATTTGTCATTAGATGAAGAGATTACTCATATAGAGGATTTCCTCGTTAAATTGCATAAACTAAGAGGTACTGATTCTAAGAAACCTGAAAATCTTGATGAGATAAAAGAATTATGCAATACTTTCTTTGAATCAAGAGAAGATGAAGATTATGAAGAACAGGACAAAGTATTTGAAATCATAAGAGATCATCCTGAGAACCTTAAAGATGCTAAGGCATTCTTTAATCTTATTTCTTATCCAAAACCAATTTTACTGACTGCAAAAGACGGTAAAGGTGTAATTACAACTGACAATTATAATTCTGTTATTCTAGAAATAGAATCAGATTTAAAAGAAGCAGAAAGTAAAAAAGGAAATGAAGTAGATAAAGCTGTAGCAAAACTTGAAGACAAATGGGTTAATCACTTAAGAGGTCACATACTTGCTAGTAAAGAACAAAGAGCAGATAAAACTTTCTACATTGCTAATAAAGTAACTTTTTATACTCAATATCATGTATATGATTTTATTGATAAAATAGCTAATGCAGAAATTACTAGCAAAAGTACAGCAACTGCACAAAGTGCAGCAACCGTACCAAGTACGGAAATAAAAGTTGATGTTGTTATACCAAGACCAGATAAAGCTCCTGCACCAAAAACTGAAGACAAGCCAGTAGAAAAGACTCATGTGTGTACTACTATTGAAGAAGCTCTTGCTTTAGTTGTAAAAAATGGTGGCAAAGAAGCAGATGCTCAGACTCACCCATTTTGTGAAGCATTAAAAGGTACTACAATTTCTGCAGGACCATTCAAAATGACTCTTGATGAAGTTAATTACAAAAACTACATCAATAGTAAATATGATGAAGCTTTAGCTCTTTACAAGTCTACTTTAACAACATATCCAATGGAAGATATGGCTACATTAATTTCACAAGCCGTATCTACAAAACAAACTCCAGAAGATTTCGTTAAAGAAAATCTATCTTTAATTCAAAAAGAAGATGGTACATTCTTAAAAGTAACTGGTAAATTAGGTGATGCAGATTATAGTGCTAATATAACTTCTGAAGAAACATTCCTTTCCTGGGTGAAAGAGATGTATGAATTAGAGGAGAAAATAGGTATTAATGATGAGCCTGAGAAAGTTTATGAAGTTTCTACTACTATCAAATCCTATGTGGATTTTGAAAAACAAATAAAAGATAAAGCTACTAAAGTGGCTTTACCAGAACTACAGAAGTGGGCAAGAGAGGTTGCTTGTGATAAAGTATTCGGTGAAGACAATCACAAAACACCATTCTGGTTCAGTGCTGAGGATAAAGTAGATTATTTAAATAACTACATCGAAGCGTTGACACGTGCTCATTATACAACACCAGAAAGTAAAGCTAAAAAAGAGACTGAGCTTAGCAATTATATTATTTCAAAACTTAAAGGCAGTACTGATTCACTTTTTAATTTTGTAAATGAACTCAGAAAGTATTGCACAGAAAAGAATCTTGATTATAATCTTAAGAGCTTAAAGGCTATAGTCCTATCCCTTGCAGAAACTCACAATAAGACAATGTTAGATAATTATCTGAAATTGTCAGGTGAGACAAAAGACAAGGAACCTGTATCAAAAAAAGGAGATGAAAAACCAATTGTAAATGAAACAATTGCTCCTATTGTTGAAGAGAAGATAGATGATATCAAAGACACTAACACAATTGTAAGCAAAATCTTTGCAGAAGCAAAAGATGTTAAAGACAAGCTTGCATTTAGTAAAGTTATTTGGAAGTATAGAGGTAATTCAGCTGCTGTATTAAGAGCTGCCATACATTTAATAATAGGTGATAAAAGAATTGTAGACCTAAAGTTAACTACGGTTGGCGAAGTAAATACATGGGTATCTGAAATTATTAGCAAAACTTCCTTAGAAACTGCTCCTGTTGATGTAAAAGATAAATCAACTATTCCATCTACTGCTGTAGAAGAAGATTTGTTTATAATTTTTGGTAATTCTGAGAAAAAAACATTCAGAGATAACTTGGATCGTTTAATAGAAGCAAACGAGGATTCCACAGAATTTCGTGGAAAACTTATTGATGCTATGAAAGCGAGTAAAGCATCTCATGTAATGACTGTAGCTAAGCAATCTATGGAAGAAATGCACAAAATGATAAAGAGTGCATTCGAGAGAAAAGAGGATAAACAATTAAAATAACTTAGCTTAAATGTGTATGGCCCCAATATCTATTCGAGGTATCTAATAAGAGAATCTTATCCTACTCTTTTAAAGGACAAATCGGATTATACCAGCTGAAATGGGTAGTATTGGGGCCTTTTTTATTTAATAACATACGATATGGCAAAAGAACAAATGAATGCTATTAAATTAGCTAAATTAAAAATTCAGATTGACATAATTCGTAAGTGTATCTATCTATCACAAAATATCATATTAAGTAATGCATTTAAAGTAAGTTTAAATCAGACACATTTCTTTTTAGCTAGACTTTCTTTTGTTATACCAAATGCAACAGATTATATTAAATCAATGCAGGACTCAAATGATATTCTAGTATATGGATTAAAAAGACAAATTTCTATTTCTTTGAAAAACCTTATGTACATGAAGGATAAAGACTTGTACATTGGTGATTTATTTTGGTTTAGTATACATGATATAAGATCTGGTTATATTTTATTATATCCTAGTATTAATACCGGTTTTGCTAATTATGTGTTTTTCCTAAGAGAAGTAATAGATCCATTTGATGGTACTACCTATTTCCCAGGAGATGTCAAATTAATAAGACATGTAGGTCATGTACTAAATAGTATACCAAAACTATCAGATAAGGAATTAGGAAGATACTTACCATTTTATATACTACGTAAAGATGAGATACTAAAAGAATTAGATCAACTAAAACGATCATTAAACCAAACTCAAAATGAACGAAATTAATAAAAGTGCACACTTGCTTTTTAAGCAAATGTTCAGTAATAAAATAGTCCAACTGGAATCAGAAGCAGCTCGAAAAGAAAGTAATGGTGCTTTTACTAGGCAACTAGATATTAGCAAACTTAAAAACAAAATTGAACTTTTTATAGAGCAACGTGCTTTTGGTAAATTTGAACTAAGAGTTCTGGAAAAGAATGCAGATAGTATTGAATCCTATAAATATGCTTTAGTAGTAAAAAACTACGAAAAGGAAATTAAGGATAAACATACTACTCTATTCATAATAACTATAGATAGTTCTTTTACTGAAGTACTTTTCTATCAGATGTCTATTAATAATGTAATAGTACCATTATGAAACTAATAGATTATTTGTTGACCGTCTTTGAAGCAAGATGGGATACCACTTTTGGTGTAGATGATTTTTGAAAATTAATAACTTTCAAAGAGTTTATACAAGAAGTAAAATATTTTTTAGTTATCATAAGAAATATTAGAACTACATTTCGGCATGATATTACATTTGGACTATTAGGAGAAAATAGTACAAGTTACATTGCCTGTTATATTGCATTAATTCTTTCTAATGTAGATTTTTACTTAATCCCTCACAGAATGAGTGATAAAGCAATAAAGTCTGTAATCATTAATGAAGAACTTAATGTATTATTTTATTCTGAACCACATCAGGTATTAGATAATAGAAAGCGAACATTATTTGCAACTATATCATCTTTACCATGGTTTAAGCAAGTAGTAGGCCTACAGAATAAACTATATATACTACGTAAATCAGATGCTTTAGACATTACAGATAGTGAAATTAACGCTGCAATGTATGAAGCTGTATCTGCATCTATGAAGTTAGAAGACTTAAGAACATTACTTTATGGTAACTTTGTAAAAAGACATAGAGTTATAAATATGTTTTCTTCTGGAGTAGATAAAGTACATCCAAGTTTAATCTACTTTGATAATAACACTATATATGAAAGTATATTAAAACTATCTGATTCATTATCATTGCCTGATCTTGACCGCAGAAAAATATATTCTGAGGTAGATTACGATTATGCACCTGTATGGACTATACTATTACCATTAGTAGAGAATGCCATTTTTGTATCAAATCAATCTCAAGCTGAGATATTAATTGAGTCTTCATCATCATTTGAAGATAAATGGAACTTTGTTACCGGAGAATTATATGAAACAAGGATTATCGGTAAATTATTAATGGAAGACTGGTTATACTGGCCTTTCAGAGTAATTACTAGATATTTATTAAGAAAGCACCTTAATTACGGGACAAAGAAAAAGGCAATTATTATTATAAATGCCTTCCTATCACCAAGGATATTAAAAACTGTCTTAGCTAAATTTCCGATTTATACTACTTATGGTATGCAGGAATGTAATCATATTCTAGCTATTAACGATTATTCAGGCGTTGATATGTTAGAAGATAATTGTGTAGGTAAATTTATTAAAGGAGTATCAGGAGATATAAAACAATTATATCATACTGCAGACGAAGGTTCCTTAGTAATTACTTCTAAGCTTTTAAGTGACTATCTTTCTTTTGAAAGAGATATTTGGTGGGATACCAGAGATCATGCAAACATAAAGAATGATTTGTTATTTATATATGGTAAAATGAGATATAATATAGATAACTCTAGTACTATAGGAGCAAACTTTGAAAATGTGGAACGTATAATAAAAAGCGTACCATACTTTAAAGAAGTACTAATATTCAAGGATGGTAAAGACATGTATCATGTATTAGTGTATCCAAACATGAAATCTGTTGAAGCTATACAGCGTGGACTATTGTATCTTTCATCAATCATAAAGCCATTTGTAGGCATGCTAAATGAAAACTTTGGCATTGATTTCTTTGTAGATATAAAAGTAATGCATTCACCATTCTTAAAATCTCATACTGATAAAATCCGTAAAGGAGCTTATATTGCTATTATAGAAGAAGAATATAAACAAAAAGGTTGATGTTGTTGTACTTAGATAAATGACTGCAAACTGTCATCTACACTAAATAGGTAGGATCTTTAAATAACTGAATGCATGAAAGGGCAGTCTCCATACGGGGATCAAATCAGGAAGTGATCGGCTAAGGTTTAACAACTATAAACAAGTTATTCATTCTAACATAGAATGTCAGCAGACCATAGATTGAGGTCAAATGCTATAACCCTTCATGATAATCAAAATGCATTGGTGCATGTAAGGTACGCATACCTGGTACACGAAGTTGAAGTGAAGAACTAAACTATAAGTCTTTCTATGAGAAACATTATGAGTAGCAAGAAGGGTGGAATCCCCAGGTAAAAAATTGTCTGTTAAGGCTACCGAAGAAATGCTAGAATAACATCGACACAAGGGTTGTGTGGGAGGAAAAAGAGTCGAGGCAGTGATTGTCTTGGTTACGTTTAACGAGGCGGTGTACTTAAGTGTACAACAGCTGGGCAACGAATATTCTAGATCCCCTACTCTCGGCAATTGTCACGAGGACTAAAGAAATCGGGAGAAATGAGAGAAACGGGGTGACGTATGACTAACGGGAACAATAAGAGGTCAACTATCGCCAGTTATTATTGGGATGACTGGGGTTAAAAGCAGGATCTAATCCCTATTTCTGTAATTGTCATAAAACAGGGGGTCAAAGACGACCTGGGAATAGGAACAACTGTGAATGATAGAAAGGATATTATTTTTGCTACACTGTAAATAAAAATTCAAGTAATCGTAGTACTAAGAGACGTTCTTATATACATTAGCATTATGTAAGAATAAGTTCAAAAGTAGCCCATGGTTAATGGGATGCCTTATGGCTTCGTGGTTGAAATCCACCGTTGAAAGAATAATAAAATACAGCCAACTATTTGGATAATAGACATTTTCCCAACAATACATATCAGATTCTGGAGTATCTTACGTAAAGGCCTACAATAGACGTGATGTCACGACACTAATGGGTCTTAAGATATAGAAGGACAACCCACCGCAGGTAGAACCGGCTAAAGAGGTAGGGGGTGAAACCTACTCATTATTAAGTGCACTATTACATTAGGTACATGTGTTGAAGTCGAAAAAAAGAGTAAAGGATTATCATTATAGTCAAACACTCACTTCTTTATATATGTCAAAAAATTAACAAATTTTTCTGATTGAGGAGAAGAAGTAGATCCTAAAGAATATCTTAGGATAGTATCACTATCTAACTAGTAGGACATCATTTAATAAGTAAATACACAACGAGTGTACGTTATACAAACAACGTGTTATATTAGACATTATATGTCGAAAAATATGAAAAATGTTCCATAAGTTAAGCAAGGAACTAGAACTACAGGCTTACAAGCAGGAAGCACTCAAGTAGTTAACGTAATCCATTTCTGTTTGGTATACAGTTTAGTCAGCAATGAGTAGATGTAGACTATCGATAAGAGGAGACCATAGCATTCAAATCTTGAGAAGAATAAATAACATAAGAGTAAAAAAGGATTTCAAAGCGCATGAAGCGAAAATGTACTCATAAGTTAACTACTCTGCTTCAACACTAATTTGGCTAAACATTAGCGTTATGAAAATTCAAAGTTATAATCATTTTAAACTTTTAAAAAGTGATCTCCCAGAGATTACCAAAAACAAAGTTATTACAGATGTAGATGTTGGAGGGATAAAACTTGTTTATCAAGTTACCATACGTCAATGTTTAACTTTCTTATTTTTTGATAAGCTTATTATAATACCATTACCATCTTTACATATTTCATCTATTCAAAAAGTATTTCTTAAACCATATAAAGAATATTATTCTAGAATAAAAGAAAATAAAAATTTACCTAAAAGTTTATGGGGTAAAAATAATGATCCATTAACAGCTTTATGGGTAGAAATGGAATTTGATTATGAAAGTGTTAAACCAGGCAAAAGTATAATAGAAGATAAAAAAGAAATAAGAGATACAAACATTACAAAGCATTTGAATAAAATAGAAAAATCTTTTTTTATAAAATCAAAGAACAATCAATTTGTTTAATCAACATCAAAAAATCAATTATCATGGAAGACCAGAACAAAGAAAACAGAAACGAGAATCGTAACGAAAACCGTAATGAAAAGAGAGATAAAGAATTTCTCAAAGGTGAAGCTCAGGGTAACAAGAGTGGTCGTGATCTTATTAATGTCACGATAAGTAAGGATATGTTGAATGCTTTAAGCCAGGCTGCAAGAAATGCAATCAGTCTTGAGGAAGCTGCATTGGAAATTGATACTGTAAATCCAGCAAAAATTACGTTGGAAGCTACTCTTTATATGCTCAAGAGTAAACCTGCAAATGACAAAATCTCTAAAAGAGATGCTAAGAAAAAAGATTGCTTCACACCTAAAGTAGTAGGTATTGTATCTGTAGAAGTTAATACTATGACAAATGTAGTAAAACCTGGTTTTATTACTATTAATGGTAGTATTGATATTCCAAAATCAGGTCGTCGTATTGTAAAAGCAGACGAATGTATTTTTGACAACGAACTTGATGCAAGAGAAGTTGCAAGAGTATTGACTGAAATTGAACTTGAAAGAGCTACTGAAATGTTGAATGAAGCCACAGAAGCTGTTAATTTTATCAAGAAACAGCTTGATGACGATCGTTACTAGAATAATCTAGCCTTGATAGAGATACTAATACTATCTTGTTTCTCACTGTGGGTAGGTTAAGCCCACTCTATTTTATCAACGATTAATTAATCTTTATATCATGAAAAAGTCAATAATAATTTATCTTATGATGTTTGCATGTATGTTTATAGTTCCTTCTTTTATATTTTCGCAGGAAAAGAAGATAGATACAATTACAGTGCAAAAATTATCCAAAGATAGTGTTACTGTTAATATCAATTTTCAGAATCCAGAGGTTATTGTGACGGATTCTCGTTCAAGCGGAGTTCTTGAAAAGAAACTTGATTCAACAACAGCAACAAATGAAAAACTAATTAATGTAATAAATACACTAAGTCAAGACTTTGGCAATGTAGTAACCTTACAAAAAGAAGTAAGAGGTGCATCTGCTATTGATCGCATAGAACAATCTACAGGATACTCTGAAGAGCAGATTAAAGAAGTGTTTGCTCAAGAAAGAATGTTAAACTTAGTTTATGGTATATGTACATTGATATTTATAATAGCATGTTTAATAATTTATGTTACATCTTTTGAAAGATATAGAGGACTAACAGCTGTATTACTATTAGTATGTTTCTTAATTTATGTAGGGATATTATTAGCAAGTAAATATATATTCCCTCAATTATTTGGAGTAAACTACCAACAATTTTTTCAGCTACTTAAATACATACCAGTATAAATGGTAAAAAGTCTCATAAAAATCAACTACATCACGAAAAAGAAAATTGCCGAGATGTGTGTTGTACTATTGCCAAGGGTTGGTTACGCTCGAGTGACCAACTCAGGCATAGTTATTTTAAAAAGATCCTGGTGGTCTTTACGTAGAACAAGAATACCAGTTACCGATATCATTATAAAATATTTACCTATATATATAGGTACATTAATGCATAAGAAAGATACAAGAGAAGTGTATATTGCTATGTGTAATGATAAAGTAGCTACGATAGTTAGTCTTACAAAATATACAGATAAATTAGATTTACTGGATTATGTATACAGAGAGTATGCAAAAGCTTGTTTAATTAGCGAGCCAGAAGATCTTACTTTATCGTATAATCTACCTATCCGAGGGAGAGTTCATTCTTTTAACTTAAGTCCAATATTCAAAAAGATGAAAGTTAAAGAACAAAAAATAACAATTGCTAGCAAAGTTGAAAAACTTCGCAAGCGACACAGTATAAATTTCAAAGATTTTGCTTACTTATTTATTAACCAGCAAGTAAGTACAGTATAGTTGAACCCGTACAGTACAACTAATATATATCCGCTGTGATAGCGGATATAAGCTTGTTATTTCAACTGCCGTCACGAGGCAACAAGTGTTATATGCAAGAGCATACTAAAGTTGAATAAATTTTAAATCGCTTGGTATATATTAATACGTAAGGGTAAACAGGTTACCTTTATTCAAAAATCAAAATGAATATGAAAAAGAAGTTGCAATTATCAACTTTAATCAAGATCCAAAAGAACTTGGAAGGTTTAGTTTTAACTAAACAAAAGTATATTCAAACATACAATGATACTGAAATTAATGTTTTAGAAACATTGGATGCAATAACAGAAGCTGAAGATGAACTTGTTAAAATAAAAGAAGTTATTCAAGAAGCTAATAAACAAAAACATGAAGATGGTCATACAAATAACTATTGGATTTATTGTTTATCTAACTTGAACCAACGTAAAAAGTTTTTGGAAGAAGTTAAAACTACAGACAAATCTCAGTTAAAAGAATCTGATAGAAAAGCACATTTAGCTAAAATTGATGAAAAGATCAATGATATAAGAGCTAAGTTGACTGAATTCAATACAAGGGAAGTTTCCTTTGAAATGAATGAAAAGGTATTAGCTGTGCTTTAAAATATTGTTAAATTAAAGGGAGTATGCTGAAGCGTAGCAGTTAAGGTTAAATTTATTTAACTACTGTCTCTGTCAACGGTACTCCCTTTTTTAATATTAATCATATGCCAAAATCAAAAAAGAATTTATTAGGAAATATTAATTTGGGTAGGTTTAAACAACATCTAAATAAGTCAACTGAAGAACAGTTAACTTTTACTAGATCTTGGATAGATCCTGAAGATCCAGAAATAACTATAACATTTACTAGGAAACCTAAAGCTAAGCATATTAAAACAAAAGGTGTAGCTTATAAAGTTCCAAGAAAAGATATAAGGATAAGACCAATACATGATGAACTGTATTATATTGAAAAAAAACAAAGGGAGTTAGAAGAATCCCTTAAAGTTAAGATTATAGTTCCTAGATATTCTAAAAAGACTATTGAAAGAATTATGGATGTATTAAACCTTAATATAGATGAAGTTGAAAGTTTATTAATGTTATATACATATACTAATCTTATACCAGGGTATATTAAAGGTTTACAGAAACTTAAACCAACAAAATTCATTATTGTTGAACATAAAAATAGCAAATTAAAATCTCATACACATGTACGTTTCGCCAGACAAGATATGCCTGCTTATAAATCAAGGACGATACCAAAGATTGGTAAACCAACTGAACGCCAATACCTTATTAAAGTTACGAACCACAGTGGGTATTACGCCTTACCATATAAAAAGAGCAAGGAAAATTAAAAAACTGATTCATAAGGAAGATATTGATCTTCAATTAGAACAAACTATAGAAAAAACATTAATCTCAAAACTACCAACTTTACAACAAAAGAACATGACTGCGTTAAGATTAGCAGATTATGTTGCTAAAATATCTAAGTCTAAAAAACAAAGAATTAATAGAGAACTACAGAGAGCCTGGAACAAATCAGGACGTGGTATAATAGATGGTATGAATTGTAAGGCAAGAAGATTGAAGAGATTACATTATAAATATGCCTGTAAAGATAAAAACAGGTACAAACGTAAAAAATATTAACAATATCAAAAACTTAATGTCATGTCAGATAATGAAAATAAACACCAGAATAATCAGAACCAAAACCAAGGTGGTAATGATGAAAACAAACAAAAACAGGAAAAAGCTAACAAAGAAGTCTTAGAAATAGAAGCTAGACTTAATGAACTTGAAAGAGCTAGGCCTTATCTTATAAATAGTACTATTCTTGAAGAAGGTTATTTCTATTTTGATAGGACTGAAAAACTTTATACAAGATTAAAAGAACTTAAGAAGAATATTGCTACTGGTAAATTAGCACCAGATATTCAATTTATATTAACGGATAAACCATAATAAATAAAAAGGTAAATCACTTGCCAAATCAGGTTAAGATGCCCGCTTTTGCTAGTGTGTACAACTAGGAGTCAGAGGTAGAAAGTGATTTACCCCTTATTTTATTTAACTGAATTGGAGTATACCTAATACGGAGAAGATTCAAATGATAAGACAAAAAAAACACTCTAGATCATATAAAATAAAATCTACTAAACAAATACAAACTCCATTAGTATGTATTAAAGATATTGTAACTAAGCAAGTTATGAGAATTCCAAGACACATTGCTAATACATTAGTAGAAAGATTCAAACATATGGAATATGCTACTAAAAGAGAATGGAGATATTATTTGCATGATCAGAAAAAAAAAGTAATACTGATACATCCTGATCCTTATTGGAAAGAGAAACCTGAGACTGAAAAAGTAGGTAAAGATGATGTAAAAGATACGAGAAACTATTTACCAAGAATAGATCCAAGAGATCGTAAGTCTATATTAAAGAAAGATAAAGGCTTATCTAGGAAACAGCGTAGAGAGTGGAAACATAGAAGACCACCTAGACAGTTTGATATGTATACTAAACATCAGACAATTATTATTGAACCTGAATATAAATGGAAGGTATATAAATTAAATGTTAATGTTAATCCAATGGTTTATAGGATTAATAAATCTACAGGAGAATTGATTACTAAACCTAATAAAAGACTTAATAAGTATTTAAAAACTATAGATCTTAATAAATCTATAATAAAGACTGATAAGTTTGAAATTAAACAACAAGTATTTGATTATGACTATATACCAAAGATATTTAGTAGTAAAAAACAACCTACGGAAGTTACTATTTTACGTTTGGACGGAAGTCCAGCTTTCAAGAAAATTTACAAAGGAAAACGAATGATAACTGTAACAATTAAACAGCGTTCACGTACTACATATAGGACCATAATAACCAAACAATATCCTTCTGTAATAAGCGACAGAAGATATATAGTTAAAAAGAATATTGAAGCATTAAAAAAACATCAAGAAGAACAAAAGACTGAATAAATATGATATGGATATATGATATAGAAACATTTATAAATTTTTTCTGTGTCACATTTAAAAATCCAAAATCACAAGAAATTAAACAATTTATCATATTTGAAGATGTTAACCAAGGTGAGGAGTTATTGAAGTTTATTCAATCTAATTCCTCATCATGGTTTATAGGCTATAACTCCGAAAAGTTTGATAATCAATTACTTAACTATCTTTACAAAAATTCATTTGAAACTTGCATGTCTCCATCTAGTGAGATAACAAGAAATGTATGGAATTTATCAGGTATAATAATACGTGATAAAATAATAGATTATAAATATAATTTACCATTTAGACAAATAGATCTAATGAAAATAGGGAGATATAAGAAATCCCTTAAATTATTAGGTGTTAATCTTAAGTGGTCAAAATTACAAGATCTACCACTACCATATGAAGCATGGATTACTAAAGAACAAGTGCCTACAATATTAGATTATAATTTAAATGATGTATTAATAACAGAACAGTTATATTATCATCTAAAAAATGCAATCAAATTTAGGCATGAGTTATCAGAGATATATGAAATTGATTTATATAATGAATCAGATACAGGTATAGCCGATAGACTATTAGAGAAATTTTATTCAGAGTCAACTGGTATAAAAATACAAGACTTTAAAAACTTACGAACAGAAAGAAAATTCATTAAATTTGATTGGGTAGTATTTAAAGATATATACTTTGATACACCAGAATTTATTGGATTACTAGAACTTATTAAAAATCATACATATTATAAAGATCAGCCATTCTTTTCTAAGAAAATTACTTTTGATAATATAATATATAAGCTTGGTTTAGGTGGTCTACATACTGTAGATGAACCAGGTTTATTTGAAGAAACAAAAGATAATTATATTATAGATGCTGATATAGGTAGTATGTATCCAGCTACACTACTTAATAATGATCTATCCCCTGAACATTTAGGTACTAAATTCTTAAAGCAATTTAGGAAGATACGAGATGATAGGTTAATAGAAAAAGCATTAAAAAATAAAACTAAGTCAGAAGGTTTAAAACTTATAATGAATGTAGCAATAGGTAAAACAAGGAATAAGTATTCATTCTTATTTGATGCACTTGTAAATCTACAAGTAACTGTAAATGGTCAATTATATATATTAATGCTAATTGAAAAATTAGTATTAAATGGTTTTAAAATTATATCAGCTAATACAGATGGTATAACTACTATAGTACCTAAAGATAAAGTTGATTTATATTACAGTATATGTAAAGAATGGGAGAAACAACATCATTATGAACTTGAATATGTTAAATATAAAAAATATGTCCGCAGGGATGTTAATAATTATTTAGCTATTAAAGAAGATGATATAAAAGAAAAAGGCATATTTAATAAAACATGGCCAAAATTCTTTAATAATAGTACTGATCCATTAAGTAAGGGTTGGGATAAACCAATAGTATCAAAAGCTTTATACGACTTTTTTGTCAACAACATACCAATAATACAAACAATTAATAATTCAACTGATATACACGATTTCTGCATTGCCAAAAGGATAGACGATAAATTCACAAATGTATTCCATACTATGAAGAATGGAAAATACCAAAAAGAAGATTTACAGAGATCTGTTAGATATTATGTATCTAAAGATGGAGGTGTGTTATTAAAAACTTGTGAGGGAGAAGACAAAACAAGTAATTATGAAGTAAATAAAAGAGTGACTATATTTAATAATTATATTCATTATGATGACTTTTCTAAGTACAATATAGACTATAATTATTATATTAATCATACTCAAAAAATAATTGATCTTATTATCAATCCACAATTAACCTTATTCTAATATGGAAGGACCATTTGGAGAATTCTTTGATGTTGTTAATAACTATAAGTTCAACAACATGACTCTTATAGAGGATGAAAATTTCTTTAATATATTTGATGCTAAAGAATTTAAACCAAATAAGAATCCAAATAATAAAGAACTAAGATTAGCTTTAGATTTAATAGATGATATATATCCTTTATATAAGCATATAGAAATTGAATCTAAAACTGATTTTTTAAGAGATATATTTAAAATGGAAGTATCTAAAGAAAGATTACAGAGATTAAATTCTCATAAAGATATTCTATTTAAGTATATAATTACTGGTGCAAAACCAGGATCAAAAACAAACAAAGTAATAATAAGAAGGGTAATAAAATAATAACAAATTTTATAATTCTTTACCGAACAATATTTTACCTTTATCATGAAATATAAATAACATGATAATAGAAGTAGATATTAAATATTTGACAGAATGTAGAATATCAGTTCACCAATATGTAATACTTAAACTTGCTTATGAAAAAGAGTTAAAGCTTTTAGAGAGATATTTAATAGCTTCAGGGCAATTAAATAGATTAATGGAAGATTTAACTTATCTTCATGAATCTGAATTTTTAGAGAATCCGCCTAACTCAGATGCAATCATAAATACCATAAGAATTTCCAATAAATTCGCCAGACTTTTTCAATCCGATGTTGATTCATTTGAAGAATTCTATAATGCCTTTCCAGTCCGTGTACTGAGGCCTGATGGAAATTACGATTATTTAAGAGTAGATCACAAGCGAAGCAAGTTACTATACAACAATGTTGTAGGAGGTGATGTCTCACGACATCAATTAATTATGAAAGGTTTAAAATTAGAAGTAGATGATCGCTCTCGTAGAGGTCAGCTTGCTTTTATGAAACGTATGCCTATGTGGCTATCATCCGAAGCGTGGAAAGTCTATGCAGAAACTGATTCAGGTAATCAGGGATCTACTCGGGATGAATTGAAAATAGGTTATGGTCAAAACTTTGAGTAAAATGCTACAATATCAACATATTAAAGAGCCCACTAGAGATATACTAGAGTATATTGATGGCAGACGTCATGGAGCCTTCAAGTCACTTAAGACTCGCTGGAGTAAGTTTAATAAACAATGTATGGGGGGTATAGAACCAAATACTATTTATACCTTTGCAGGTATATCTGGTTCAGGAAAATCATCATTTGTAAATAGTTTGGAAACAGACTTATTTGATTGTAATCCTGGAGAAAGTTTTATTGTTCTATCATTTAATTTCGAAATGTTAAGTTCTCGTCAAGTGGGGCGCAAATTGTCATACAAAATGAGTAAAACAACTTCAGAGTTGTATAGTGGAAACACAGACGATGAAGCTACAAGGTTAAGTGATGAAGAGTATAATAGTATCAAAAAACATGCAGATAAGATTAGCCAGTATCCTATTTATTATATAGATAGTCCTGGTACAGTTAAAGAAATATCCGAATCGATTTCATATTTTCAAGAAACAATTGCCTTAAACAAATGGTTATTAGTAATACTCGATCATACTTTACTTACTAGGGGTTCCTCTGGTGATAAAGAACGAGAGATATTATATGAGTTACAAAAGGTGTTTATGCAAGCTAAGAAAGTAGGACGAACAACTATCTTACAGATTAGTCAAATGAACAGAGATATTGAGAATAGTGATAGAATATCAAATAAGAATATGCATTATCCTATGCGTAAAGATATATTTGGTGGAGATAGTGTATTTCAAGCATCTGATTATGTAGTGGTATTACATAGACCTGAGCTGTTAGGAATCAGTGAATACGGACCAAGCGAAAAAACCTGTGAAAATAGGGTATTCATGCATTTCCTAAAAGTAAGGGAAGGAGAACCGAAAATACTAACATTCTTAAACAACCTTAAGTATAATTCGATAGAAGAACTACCTAAGGAATTAATTTAGAAGGCAAAAAAAATCACATATGAAAAATTATTTAAGTTTATCAAACATAGCAACTGCAGTAAAACAAATTATTCCCGCTTCTTCAAACTCAAGAAGAAGACGTGAAAGAGAAATGGCAAAACGTAATGCTTTTGTTGTTTCTAATAGCGATGTACTTGGTCTTTATACAAAAAGACTTATGAAAGAAATGAATAAATATCCTAATTTAAAAGAGATTTCTAAGGCTCTTAGAGATCATAGTCTTAAACATATTGAAGTAGGAAATTTGATCGTTTTTGGAGAATCTAAACGTGGTGTCAATTATGATTTCAGAGTTGTAAAGAATGCAAAGATTCTTGATCATCTCGATGGACGTGAGTTTGAAACTTACGATATTATTGATGATTTTAATAAGATCATTAAGAAGTTGAGAACATACGTTTTAGATAATTCTAAAGAAACAGAAGAGGAATATATCTGTGTTGCTAAGACTAAAAAAGCACCAAAAGTTAGAACATTTGATGTTGTATTAACACCAGATCGTTTTAAGAAATCCAGTAATTATACCGTTAATTTAGCTATCATCAGTCCCACTATAAAGGAACAGAAGGTAACTATATTTGACAACTGGGTAAAAGTAGGCTATAACCAGTATGATATTTATACTAACTTCAAAGGTGAAGAATTTATTTATGTCGACAGACACAAATTCTTTATTGAAAAAGATAGATTCGGTCGTAAATATCTTATTGACTAATTATAAATAACACTAAGGTTGTGGTGTATTTATAAAATAGTATACCACAACCTTTTTATTAAACATTAGATAAATGATAACAGCATATCAATTTGCATTAGTTGGTATGTCTGGAAGAGGGAAGACTATGGCCTTCAGAAATATGGATCCTGATACTACAGGGTACGTAAATATGGAGAACAAACCATTACCCTTTCTCAATACGTTTAAAAACTATAGTACTCCGAACAATTGGCAAGAATGTTATCAAAAAATTATCGAATATGCAAAAGATAGTTCTATAAAAGTCATTATCGTTGATTCATTTTCAGCGTATATTGACAGTGTATTGAAAACAGCCAGAGATACAAAACGTGGTTTCGATATTTGGAATTATTATAATGAAGAAATAGGCAAATTTCTCTACCTTATAAAAAATGTGCGTAAGCATATAATAGTTACAGCTCATTATGAATGGGTTGAAACAGATGAAGGTGCAGTAGAGAAACGAATTATGGTCAAGGGAAAAGAATGGAAAGGTTTTATTGAAAAAGACTTTACTATTGTCCATTATGCTGATATGAAAGTCGAAGATAAAAAACGTAGTTATTACATTACGTTAAACTCCGATGGGAAATCATCAGCTAAAACACCACCCATGTTTCTTGATTCAGAAGATCAGGATAAAATGGAAAATGACTATAATGCATTCATTATAAAAGTAAACAAAATATTAAATAATTAAAAATAGGAGTATAATAATATGTCAACATATAAAGTAAACAAAACAATTAATTCAGAGGGAAGAACCTTAAATTTTATAGAACCAGGTATTCATGAAAACGTAGAACTGGTCTCTATTGAGTATAAAATTAGTCCTAATAATAATCCTTTCATAGTATTCACATTTGAAAAAGATGGGAAGAAGTTAACTCATACTGAATATGAGCCTAAAGATAAGGATGGTAATGTCTTAGAAGATAAGAAACTTAATCAGACAATACGATTCAAACATATTGCAACTAAATATGTTACAGAAGAAGTATTTGATATTGAGAAGAATACATTTGAAGAATATTGCAAAGAAATAATAAGAATTCTCACAGGTAAATTTGAAAAGAAGAAAATGAGAATAAAAGTCATTTATTCTCCTAAGAATTTTACCTCATTACCAAAATATGTACCGTTCATAGAAAGTATGGACATACCAAAGGAAAAGAGTAGGCTGGAAATCTCATCTATAGATAAGATGGTTAAAGATGCACCAGATAAAAAAGAAGAAAGACCAAATCCTTATAAGGATTTA